TTCTAATAACCGTTCATTTTCAATAGTTAATGTTTTATTTTTATCGGTTGATATATATTGACCTCTTTGTGTTGACAACATCATTTTATCTTTTGAAAACTCTATATTAACATTTTTCTTTATTGCAATATATATTATAATAAGTAACGTTATACATATAAATACAATTGATAACAAACTATATATATTCAATCCACTTAACATTATAAACCCCTTTATCTAAAAAAATTAGACCATTTTCTAGCTTCTAATTCTGCATTATTTTCTTGTGTATCAATAGCAAATATACTCTTTAACTTTCTTATCTGTGCTTTATATTCTTTACTATCGTTTTTATCTTCTTTTTTTGTTCTTATGTCTATAACTTCCATAAACCTTGTATTTACCGGTATATTTTCAAACAATTCCATAAATACCCACCAGTGAAAATCAACCAATCTTAAATCAATACTGTAAGACTGATAAAACGCCGAGTATATCCTTCCTGCATCTACTGAAAAATCAAAAGTCTTTTCACTATCGGAATCGTCTTTAGTTTCTTTACCTCTATTTATAAACCATAAAATAAAATCCCATATTTCTTCTTGTAAGACTGGAATCTCATTAAAAAAAAGTGATATGATTTCAAGCCCTGTTTTATAATCAATATCACTTTCTTTTTTTAAATTACTTGTTATTTCAAAGAACCTTAAAACATTCTTAAAAGATGAATTGATTTTTACACCGCACCATTGATCTGGTATTTCATCTATAAGTACATTAAAGGTATTTTTCATCTATTTTATACCTGACTTTTTAACAATTGCCTCAATAACTTCGACCATTGCAAATACATTGTTTTCACATTTATCAAATATTACATTAAAATCCCCCGGGAAAACATCCTCAATAAATGCTTTCACACTGTCAAGTAATTCTGTAATATACTGCCCTGCAGAAAGTTCGTTTTGTCTTTTCTCAACTGCTTGTATTTTATCAGCTCTATTTGCTATTTTTTTAATAAATCCTTCATTTCCAGTGTCAATGATCCCTTGATACAATATCTCACCGTCTGTATTCTTAATAATAAACGGCTCTTTTTTACTTTTAAATTGATATTCCATTTTATTCCCCTTTTTTTATAAACGGGGGAGAGGAATCAACCCCCTCGCCCCTTAATTTTTAACTATACTGCTAAAATATCGCCTGATGCTAATGTTACAACCGCAATGTTAACAAGCCTTTCGTTTGCATTGATCTCAAACATTGTTAATATCTGACCAGCAACCGCTGTTATATTTGCACCTGACGTGTAAGAAACATAACCTGACATAAATTGACTTGTATTGAAAGAACCTAAAGAAGTTGATGTTAATCTATAACCAAGCTTATTTCCAACCGCTGGCGTTGCTGTAAACTTAGTAGAACCAATTACAGAGCCAACCGCTACAACCGATGTTAAAGCCGGTGCTAACTGTGGAGCTAACGAGTTAGGTTTTCCATTAAAATGAGCTTCAAATGAAATTCCTTCTTTTTCACCTGCCCCGCCTGTACCATCGTCAATATTACATAACGTGACTGAACCGGAAAAGCTTGACCCGTCTGCAAGTGTAACCCTTAAATTAGTTTTTCTAGCATCTCCTGTTTCATCGGCAACTGAAAAAACATAATTTTGGGCATCATCGTTTGTAACTCTATTACCGGAATAAGTAATTGTTTTTTGCATTCCAGTAACATCTGACGACGCATTTCCACTTCCTGATAAATATTGTTTAGTATCAACTTCATCATTTCGTGATCTTTCTCCTGACTCAATACCCTCAGCAATTCTTTTGTATGTAGCTGTTCCATTAGGTGTCACGTCTATTTCATGTAATACCATAAAATTTTGTGCAAACTTTGTTGACATATTTTTCTCCTATTTTTGTTTGTGATATTCAATTCGCATTGAACCTATAAAAACCCATTCAAGAGAATCAGATTTTTCTTTAAAAAATGTTGTATTGATTACCTCACATATTACACTTGTTACATTGTCAATCTCTGTAAATGCTTGAAAATCTAAAACACTAATTATATCATCAATCTGTTTTCTTGCTTTTCTTTGATCAGTACTTTTTGCATAATAAGTAAAATTAAATTGACCAGTTCTTGAACCGTCAAGGTATCTTTTTGTAGTGCCCTGTGAAGGGTCTTGAATTGCTGTTATTTCTTCACTTGTTAGTTTTTGAAATCCATTCAAAAATATTGGTGCATAAGGTGTTATTTTTGTCAAAACATACGCATTAACTCTGCTTAGAATATCTGTCATTTGCAAACCTCACCCATTTATTAATATTTCTTGTTTTAGCAACTTCAAACCATTTCATTACGGCATTTGGATTATCGTCTTTTGACTTGTTAGCCAATCCATAATATTGAGACTTAGCATATTCAGTATCCCATGTCAAAACCCCTGAACCTTCTTTATAACTTAATATAACACTATCCTGTAAAGTTCCGGTATCCATAGGACAATAATAATTACTATCCTTCATAACCCGTAAATCTACCATTGATTGTATTTTTTTTATTCTACCGTCAATTTTTTCGTAAATTACATTTGCATTTAAATTAACTGTCATTTTAAATACACTTCTAAATGATGTTTATCATAGATTTCTACAACTCTAACTGTATAATCTTTAGAGTTATAAACAACCTTATCAAGTTCATTAAATGTTACCGTATTTGGATTACTATTATTTAAATCATAATACATTTTAAGCTTATCGTCTTTCATCTCACCCATCATTCTATTTGCAGACTGCCTAATAGTTTCAAACCGTACAAAAGTAATATCAATCTTTGTGTCAAAAGTAGAAATACCGTTTTCATCTATAGATTTTCTTGCATAATAACTGCATGAGTGACCTAATAAAATACGTGGTATCGGTTTTAACAACATGATAAACTCCGATTTAACAAGCCTGCATTAAATAAAAACTGTTTAGTTCGTGAATTAAGACTTGATTTAATATTTTCGCTTTTTCCTGACATTGAAAAAGTACCTATTGAAATACTATCAAACTCATTGTATACTTCTCCATTGACAAGGAATATTTCAGCCTCATTACAATTTGCAAGTTTTAATGATTTCAATTGAAATGTACCTAATAGACTCATATCCACTTCTTTCATAAGATACTGATCAATATTATTAGAAGCTCTTGCAAGCAATCTTGTTACATCAGCATCCGCACCTGCAGTGCCAAGAAAAACCGTTTTATAAAATGTTAAATCAGCATAAGCCATTTTGTACCTCTATGATTTCACCCAACCGTCTTTTAATGCCTGTTCAAGTTCTTTGCCTTTTCGGAAAACAGTTACCGAGCCGTTTGTAACCTTTACAGATTCGTTTGATTCTTTAACTGATTTATCAATTATAGTTTCTTCATTTTCAGCCTCTGTATGAGTGTATTCTTTATAATACTTAGCCATTTTATACCTCTTTTAAATTAACAAGGGCATTAAGCCCCTGTTATTATGTAATATCAGCTGTTACTAATAAGTGTTGAGAAAATTTTACAACTCTATTTTGTAAGTCAACTTCATACATATTTAAATACTGACCTATTGCCGCTGCAATTGCTACCCCAGATGTATAAGGATTAACATCATAAGTATCAATGTCATTTTGATAACCTTTAGCAGCTGCAGCCGTTGCCGTTAATGAATATGCCAAAACATTTGTTGAACCAACCGTTACCGTTGCTGTAAACTTTGTGTTACCTGTTCCTGTAGCTTTCGCAACTGTTGCAGTTAAAGCAGGTGCAACTGTTGAAGCATAACGAACAAATATATTTCTTCGTTTCTGCTCCGGTACAAATAAAGTATGATACTTTCTTGCTTGAATTAAGAAACCATCGCCCTGTGTGTGTTTACCGGGTTCATGAATATAAATAACGTCTGTTTTTGTGATTGCAATTGCTGTATCTCTTGTCATTATGATGTATAAAATATCCATTGCAGTAGCTGTTGGTTCAAACCCATCTGCATCTTTGAAAGTATAACCTGTTTTCATTCTATCGTCTGATACCGCCATAATTGGTATACCGTCAAGAGTTTTAACTAATGTATTTATTCCACCTGCTGTAAAAGTTGTAACATCAAGTTTCTTTGATATTTCTGAACTTAATTCAAGAGTAGTTAAAACATTGAAAGGCATTGTTATTACCAATCTTTCAATTTTACCACCGATTTTATTTTTTACTGTTGAAATATCTTGTTTTAATCTTGTGTAGATTGTAGCTGCATCAAGTGTGTATGAACCTGTTGATGCAATGTCTTTATTCGCTTCTGTAAACAGTTTTGAATATCGGTAACTATCAACTTCTGGGATTACTTCTTCTTCTTCAAATACATTTAACAAGTTACCTGCATTTGCAAGGAAATTTGTTTCGTCTGTGTCCATTCTATCAAGAAAAAATTCTGCCGATCTGTCCATGTCAAAAGTATAGGTCTTAAAAACCATTGTTGCTTTTGCATCTGCAAACCCATTTTTCTTTCTTTCATACTTTCCTAGCCCTTCTGTTGCAATAGTAGCGATTTTAATTTCATTACCGCCATTATATCTAACCATTGAACTATTTACATCCATCCAACCAGATGTTAATTCTTGTAGCTCTTTTTGATCAAGTGTATCTTGAAACAATTTCGCATACTCTAAAACGTTAATCCCTGCCATAGTCAAACCCTCCTATTTTGGTTTTCAGTATGGCAAAAAAAATACGCTTGCCATAACTGTTAATTCTGCTTTAATTTGCACTTATTAACCGCTATTGCAAGCGTAAACTTATTATTTAACGGCAAATAAGAAGCCGTATTTGTAGTATACATTATTTTACAGAAAAGTCAACAATAATTTAAATCAATTCACCTTTGTATTTTTCGTTTACCTTTTTATATGCTTTTGATAAAGTAAATGTATCAATGTCATCAATCTTAAATATAAAGATTTCTGTTTTAATATTCTTTGTTTTTTTTAAATCCATAAATACTAGATTACAACAAAAAATAAAGTTTTTTACACCTTTGTCTTTTTCGTCTTTTTTCTCAATCTGTGAATTAACCTGATAATCGTTGATTTTTAAATATATGTCCGCAAATACCCCGTCAATAATTTCTAGTCTGTGTTTAATTGCCATAACCTCTCCTTATTCTTCATATTCTATAATAACAGTATAGGGTTTTCCAACCATATCTGACTGTAAATGTTTTATCCCAATAGTTGCATTATATACCCATACAGTATTAGAGTTTATATCTCCAGAATTTGCGCAATACCTACCATTACCGCCAGGGATATTTGCGTCATAATGAAATAATGCTTGTATATCTGTTATTTTTGTTTCATCAAGCCCATGATTTATACTCGCTATTACATTAACTGCTGGCAACATGCCTGAATATCTTTTCCTTTTTATTGAAGGTGATTCACTACCGAGTTTTGTATACTTCTCATTTACAACATTTTCTTTAGCTGTTGTTAAATGATTAAGTTGAATCTCATTATAATCCGAATTACCAATTGATAATATTTTTCTTAAATTATCAATTATTTTATTCATTGCCATTTTACCCGCCTATTTTTTTAAACCCATTATTTTATTTAACTGCTCTTTTGCAGAATCTAAACTATTCGTTTGCTGTCCTGTACTTTGACCGCCTATTGATGCCGGTGCAGAACCTTTCTTATACTCAGGGAACTCTGTTAATATAGCATCAATCTTAGCGTCAATTGTTTCACCTTCATAAGCAGATAATAATTTAATAACTTTATCGACTTTATCTGTTTGAACTCCCTTTGACAATGCGGTAAACTTAGCATTTAAATCATTAACCTGTTTATCTTTTTCTTGCAATGATTTCTCATACTCTGTTAATTTCCCGGTTAATTTTTCGCTTTCTGTTTTCTGTGAATCTTGCCATTCTTTAAACTTTTTCATACCTTCTTTAGTATTTTCCACATCTTCAATACCGAGTTCTTTTAATACTTTTGCAACAGATGATTTTTTTGCCTCTCCAATTACCCTGTTAATATCCTCTTGCGTAAACGTCTTTGTTTCTTTTGTTTCCGGTGTAATTACAGGATCTAAAACTTCCCCACCATTTCCAGTATCAGCACTAAACAATTTTCTAATCATATAAATCCCCTTTTAATTATATATTTCTTCCCGGTCAATTCGCCGAGTTCTTTTTGTTTCATCAATAAATGTTTCTAATCTTGTTTCCCATTTATTTAACCTTGCTTTTGAAGTCTGTTTTGTTTCATCTGTACCGATTGCATTTTCTGTTTCATAACTTCTTTTAGCGTGCCTTATC